ATTATTGGTAATATCATTTGTTAAGTTCTCCTATAAAATCTTGGTGAGTAATGTCCCTCCCACATCATTGAATTTAATGCTACAGGGTACGGAGAATCATTAAATAATCTTAATTGGAAGTTGTCTGTTTTTTGATGTATTGGTAATGAAAAAGTCTTAGAGCCTGCAAGAGGAATATCATTTGCTAAGTATTGGTCAGCTATGATAGTAGCATTAAGATTATACCACTCATCTAAATAGATAAGTATATCCACACCATTACCGGGTGCAGAGTTAAATGTAATTGTTGTATCGTTTGTAACTGTAAAAGCTGTAGTTACAACACCGTCTAGTTTGACCTTTATCTGGTCTGTATCTGTATATGATAAATCTTCTTCATTCCAGCTGTATGCTGTAGTAGATCCATCTCCTGTATACTGTCTTGAGCCTTGACGTACTCCTTTAGACTTAAGCTTGAAACCCATAATTCCAGATAATCCTACAATGAATTTCATGCGAGCTATAGTTAAACTAGCTGTAAAGTCTGATCGTTTATTCATCTCATCTAAGAAGTAATAAGTCTTAGGTAATATAACATCAAAGTCATATTTCCATCCTATAACAACATCACTGGCTACACTGGTAAGATCTTTAAAATTAACTTTAAAATAATTACCACCACCATCAGATGCAAGTGTAGGTTCTAAACTAAATCCAGATTCAATAAACTGTCCAGTAGCTGTAGTACCTTTAATAATTAATACAGGAGTTAACCCTGTAACATTGTTCCAAGGTAAATAACATTTAGAAAAGTTATTTGTACTATCATAAGCTACAGAAGTAGGTGCAGCATATAAGTCAATACAGGGGTTAATCTTTTGTCCATCATTATTAACAATAATAGCGTCTTCTGGACTCTGACTTAGACTTACTTTAGATAATGTAAACTGGTTAGCTTGTTTTGTAACAGCTAGTAAGTCATCTGTGTCGATAGCGATAGACTGTACTGTTCCGGGTAATTCCCAGTTAAACCAAGACTGTACAAGTGTATCTTTACCATCACTATATGTACGATAAAAATAAATCTTATTACTAGACTGGTCAGACATAGCTATAAACTGGTTCTGAGGACTAGCTATAAGAGTATCAATAGAGTCTGGTATCCATTCGTTTACAACACGTCCTACGTCAAGCACCTGTGGGTTCTCATCCTGACCTCTAGTAAGCATCGCAAATACACGTGTGTAACTTGGTGTCTTACTAATAAAGTTTATGTTTGTACCCATATCAACTGGATCTATATGCTCGTCTACATCATAGTTAGATATAGGAGTAATGTTAGTAGTTGAAGGTGTTAACACTCTATCTGCTGATCGTAATAAGAACTGTTGACTCTTACTAAATAGCACTAGACCTTGGGTTGTAGGTACGATAGCGTGTAAGTTAGCTGGTCGTACAGTAGAAGAGCTGATATCAATAGGGTCTGCATCTGTAATTATCTGAGCTGAAGTATGATAGAAATTAAAATACTTTGCAGATTGACTCATAGACACATTGTCATTAGATAAGAAACCTAGTCTGTTGTTATGAAAGAATGCTTGTTGTATTTTATGACCTACGAAACTGGGGTGAGAGTTTGTTACATCATCTCCTACAATTCTAGGATCCCATGTAAACTGTCTAAATGTAAATTGGTTAAGAGCTGTGTTAACTAACTCATGAGGCATTGTAGCACCGTCTAGACCTGTTGATTTACTAGGGTCAAGTGTTTCTTCCCAGAATCCAATTCCTGATACACCATCATCAGCTACAAATTTAGCAAAGTATGTATCTTTATCAGAAGATGTATTAATAACTTTTACTACATGATTATGAAAAGATTGCATTGGTAACTGTGCTACGTGATCTACTTGATCTTGGAATACAGTTAGCTTGTTGTTTAATGCACCACCTTTAGCAGTAATAGAAAATGCAGTACGTGTACCACTAACTACTCTACTTAATTCAAGTGTGCCTTGATATTTGGTAACTGTTAATCCTGATACACTGAAAGCATCAATACCATTTTTTAAAGTTGTAAGTAATCCATCATAAGTTTCAGAACCACCTGTAGTTGTAGTAAATGTCTGGTCTGATGCACCACCTCCAGCATTTATAGTTACACTATATGTAGAATTTATAGCTGTTTCACTTAATATAAGTGTAGCTCGAGTTTTTTCGATAAATGTAGGATCAGGTATTTTATTTGCAGTCTGTAAATTATTTACAATAACTGAAGTATCTTGTACAGTAAGTATAGAGTAATTTAATCTAGATCCTGTAAGATAGTTTACAGCATTTACAGTTGTACTTGTATCCATATTGACAGTACATGCAGTACCATCTACATTCCAGATAGCTATACTTCCATAACCACTACTAGGTTTAGGAGTTATTACTCCAATATATCTTTCGTCAGTAGTTCTAGCAATATAGAACCATTTACCACCATCATAAGTAGTACCTGTACCTAAGTTTTTAATCCATTTAAATCCAGATCTTTTAGTTAAACCAAAGGTAGGATCAGGGTATCCATTTAGACACTCTCGGACTTGACCGGGTAGTTTCTTGTCGTCTGATTGTCTAGATACTCCACCGAGGTAGTTGTCAATTCGTTGAGTTACTGCTGGCATTATCTCATTAAAGCATGAAAGGGTTGATAAGCTGGGTAGGAATTAGTTTTGTCATAAGGATGTCCAAATATAGTAAACTGTCCTTGTTTGGTTTCGTACTCCATAGCTAGTGCTCTAGCGTACGCTTCTTGTTGTTGTAGCATTTCGTACTGTGTTGGGTCTCCTACAATTCTCTGAGACACCATAGTAGCTGCTCTTGATACCATACTGTTTTGTATTGGTTCTGGTATATCTACCCAATCAAATTCCCATACGACATCACATTCGAGACCTTCAAGATGATCGTCCCAAGTATATCTGTGATGTATTCTATCATATAGCTTACCGTTTCTACGTATAGCATCATACTGCATGTTAGCAGCATTCTTAGATAGTTTAATTTGTAGTATGTTGTTTGGAATTAAAACTTCCTTGTTATTGTCAGGGGTAAATTCGTAGTGAAACTCACTGTTAAATGTCCAGCCTTCAGCTTGAACTTCACGAGTCACCTGTAACAACGTATCATAAGCAATCGCAACGTCCGGGTTGGTTTGATCTAGGGTGGTTACAGGAGCCTGCCCACATGTGGATAGTATTTGATTTATAGCGGGTAGTTCTTTTGTAGCATTTGTGGTTGGAAAAGGCATAATTATAAATAAAAAAAGGAGGACCGAAGCCCTCCGTATATGTACGCATTAGAATGCAGCGTTACCTGATGAACCAACAGCAGCACCAGCAATAAGCTCGACGCATGCAGCAGGGTTTAGGTAGTCAGCACCCATAGCTAGGCGACCTAAGATTACGTCACCTTGGTAAACAACTGAAACGTCACCTGAAGTTACCTGAACCTGTGGTCCGATAGCTTCTACAACGCCAGCTCCTTCCTTCTGGAATATAAGTCCACAAGAGTTAGCAAATTCTGTCTCTTCACCATACTCGTTGTTGATTCCAGTTACATCAGCAGCAGCATCTTCTACAGCTTCGCCGACGAAAGATCCTGTGTTTCCGGGTGATGTAACACCGGGGTTTGTAGCGGAAGCAGAACCATACTTAGTACCATAAGAACTAAAGAATGGGATGTTCATTGACTTGTAGATTTTGATGCCTGCAATCTCAATGATTCCGTTTCCTTTCTGTAATGAGTCACCTTGCTCATCTCTGTTTACAAGACCGTTAGAACCTACAGCTTGTATAAGTTCGTAGTACTGTCTTGGGTTTAGAACACCAACTCTACCATCTGTACTTACTCCTTTTTCGTCAAGAGCAGCAGCAGCATCGTAGAATGCGTTAATCAATGCAGCGGAAGCATAAGCGTCAGATGCTTGGTTGTTTGTACCAACTCTGATCTGTGTTCCACCGGGTTCAACAAAGTTAGACTTTGTGATAGGAGAAGCAGCCCTAGCACCACGAGCAATAGCTCTGAATACTAAGCGGTCATACTTCTGAGCAAGAGCATATCCAATCTTCTTGGAGATCTCTCCTCTAAGCTCGTAGTGAGCTAATGTTTCGTCTAGTTCATAAACGAATGCACTTGAGATTAAAAGATCATCAACAGTGATAGTCTTCTCAGCTACTGGAGGTGCACCGTCGCTGTTACCAAGTATTGACCTTCCGGGTACATGGAACTCAGCGGTTGTGTGTCCTGTGTAGATGAACTGTAAAGACTTACCATTCTTGAGTGTTCTCTTCATCACCAAGTCTCTAGCAATAGCGTTGTGCTCAAATCCTTTGAACATCTCTCCACTGAACAACTTTAAATAAAGTGCTCTAGCGTCGCCTGTTGCGTTTGATTGACCCTGACGGGTTAATGAGGTATTATTACCTGTTGACTGATGAGCCATTTCTAATAAGAATGTATTGTTTTACGTTCTCAGTACTGAAATTTTTTCTCGAGTTTTTTTTGTGTGTCTATCCACACCGTCTAGACGGCAGAAGGTATCCTCGTAAGGGCTAATGCCAAGGGCGGGGGAGTCCGACTCTGAGGTGCTCCCCACGCTGTTAGTAAGAAGGAGTCTCTAACTGTGCGTCAGATTTTTTTTCTTCTTCTTTCTTTTTTTCTGGCTTAGGTGAAAATTGGACTGGATAAGCAACGCCAAATCCACCTTCGCTCTGGTGTTTGTACTCCATTACTTGGTTGTTTTTGTGTACTCTATACCACGATATACGTAAGTTACTGTCATGAGTAATCTCCGATACCTAGTCCCCGTTCCATGACTAGATGACATGCGTCGCAAATGCGATGAACGGACGTGGTATTATTTTTTAGGGGGTCTCCCTTTTTTAGTACCGTAAGTACCTTTACCTTTTGGCATAATTATCCTATAGTTGGTGCAGTTAGAGCTACCGACGTTGAGTCAATAGCAGCTAAGTCTAATGGGAAGTTGTGAGCGTTACGCTCGTGCATTACTTCAAAGCCTAAGTTAGCTCTGTTTAATACATCAGCCCATGTAGGAATGATCTTTCCATTACTGTCAACAATAGATTGGTTAAAGTTGAAACCGTTGAGGTTGAAAGCCATTGTGCAGACTCCCATAGAGGTAAGCCATATGCCAACGACGGGCCAAGTAGCGAGAAAGAAATGTAAACTACGGCTATTATTAAAAGAAGCATATTGAAAAATAAGTCTACCAAAGTAGCCATGAGCAGCTACTATATTATAAGTTTCCTGTTCCTGACCAAACTTGTAGCCATAGTTCTGTGAGATATCTTCCGTGGTCTCCCGAAGGATTGAGGAAGTAACAAGGCTTCCGTGCATAGCAGCAAACAAAGCACCGCCAAACACACCCGCAACTCCGAGCATATGAAAGGGGTGCATAAGGATGTTGTGTTCTGCTTGGAAGACAAACATGAAGTTGAATGTTCCACTGATTCCTAAAGGCATACCGTCAGAGAATGAACCCTGACCAAATGGATAAACAAGAAAGACTGCAAGAGCAGCAGATAAAGGTGCTGTGTAAGCAACAAATATCCACGGTCTCATTCCGAGTCTGTATGATAGTTCCCACTGTCTGCCTGCATAGGCTGCGACACCTATAAGGAAGTGAAAGACAACGAGTTGATATGGTCCACCGTTATATAACCATTCGTCTAAAGTTCCGGCTTCCCATATAGGATAGAAATGTAGTCCGATTGCGTTAGAGGAGGGGACGACTGCTCCTGATATAATATTGTTCCCATATAATAAGGAGCCGGAAACAGGCTCACGTATGCCGTCTATGTCTACAGGCGGTGCTGCGATGAAGGCTAATATAAAACAAGTGGTTGCAGTTAGTAAGCAAGGTATCATAAGGACACCGAACCACCCCACATAGAGGCGGTTCTCTGTGCTTGTTACCCACTCACAAAAACTTTCCCAGTTGTTAGTTGGTTTAGTAAGTTGAATAGTTGCCATTTAATTAGAAAGTAAACTTAGTTCCTAACTTAGTGCCCCAGTTGTTATCAGCATCGTCTACTTGAGAAAAAGATAACTCACCATAAATACCTAACTTATCTGTTACAGGTAGTTTAGCTCCTGTTTTACCAGACCAGTTAGAGTCTGACTCTGAACCATCAGCAGCGTTAAGTGTCTTACCACCTTGGACATACCAAGCTAGATCTTTAACTTTATCTTCGTAACCTACGTGTAGGTCAGTTCCTCTTGACTTGTAATCTGTACCTGTATACTTAGCTTTAGTTTCTAAGTTAATATAAGGACCAGCTAAAACTGGTGAGGATATTGCAGCTGCTGCTACAAGTAATAAAATTTTTTTCATTAAAATACGCCGGGGATGATTTGTCCTGTTGTAGCGTAAGCTCCTACAGCTGCTACGAAACCAAGCATTGCTGCCCAGCCATTGAATCTTTCTGCTTCTGGTGTCATGAGTTTTTGTTGTGGTAATAATTGTATGGGTGGTTCGTTTGGAAAAATATTTTGTTTACCGTATTCGGTAGTAATCATAAGTTCGTGTTGGGTAGTATACATATGGCGAGGACGATGCGATTCGGGTCGCCGCTATACTATGTAGGCATATTTATATTTTGTATATACCTTTCCAAAGCGTCTTTCTTAAGATCTCGAGTTTTTATAAATAAGTCAGGTCTACCACCGGGG